AACGCTTAGAAGTTGAGTACAAATCACCGCTGTACGATTACTATTATCCAAAGTTTGGAGCAATTGAAGCGGTTCCTGTTGCTGATGAGCGGTACACAATTGCTGGCAATTTGCTGGCTGCTGTGAAAGAGAAAGTCGACAAGAGTTGGAGCATCTCACTCACCCTAAACCTTGTTGACTTGCAATCTGTCGGCTACAAATACGCGATGGCAAACCCTGGGGACTATATCACGGTGATCGATGAGAACCTTAATTTTAGTGACAAGGTTCGGATCATAAAAGTGACTAGTGACTATGATATTCGCGGCACACGAACCAAAACGGAAGTTGAATGTGGAAGCCTGTCATTTGCTGAACAGCAGAAGACATCACAATCAACGCTATCAAATGTGGCCGCTGGCAAGATCCCAGTACCTAATGAATGGCTAACATCACAAGTGCAATTGGCTACTAATAATCTTCTTGCCGCACGAACAGAACTCAGGTTCACTGATCAAGGAATTGTTGCTGTTGACAAGTCAGACTCAAACAAGGTTGTTATCCTTAACAGTGCTGGACTAGGTGTCTCTACAGATGGAGGCCAAACATTCAAAAGTGCCGTCACTGCTGATGGTGTTGTTGCTGACCGACTATTTGGCAATCTCATATCAGGTGTGGCTTTTAAAACAGAAAGCGCCAGCGGTTTTGGTATATCACTCAAGAGCGGCTCAATGAGGATCAGCAAAGATGACTTCGAGTTCGGTTCGCTTACTGCGACAACAGATGGTGCAACAGGTCAACCCAATGGATTCGCAATATGGAATCAGCCAGGATCGATTTTTAGTATCAACCAGGGGGGAAGCACTGGCGGAAGTCTACCGGTGTTTCAACTGCCAGCAACAGCGACAGCGGAAAACAGGCAATATAATCTGTATGGTTCACTAATGTCTCCGCTTGTCAGTAAACAGCCCGGCGGAATGTGGATATATCATGACTCGAAGTTCAACGTGAGTGCTGACGGTGGTAACAATGCTCAGTTTCAAGTAACAGTAGGCAAGACGAGCGTCTGGGGAGATTTCTACGTTTACAGCGGATCGAAGAACGCCGCACAAGTTACCCGTGATGGTATTCGCGCCACTCCTGCGTATGAGTTAGCTGAAAACTATGTCGGCGATATTGGCGAGGCCGAAACGGGAGAAGACAAAACAGTGCGAGTGGACATTGATCCGCTCGTTTTTGATTTGATTAATACAGATAAGCCTTACCAAGTGTTCTTGACAGCTTACAGTGATGCGCATTTCTGGGTCTCTGAACGTGGCAAGGACTACTTCATCGTTTCGTCAGACAGCCCTGATTCATCGTTTGGCTGGGAACTGAAAGGCAAGCGCCGAGGATTTGAGGATCAGCGCCTCGTTGATACAAAAGACACTTACAAAGATTTGGAAAAAATGGAGGGACTGATACCAAATGGCAATCAGAACGTACAAAGTAACTCTTGACACAAAAAATGCCATCGCCCCTGAGCCTGTATATTTGCGGCAGGGAGACAAAACAGGTGCCGTGGTGATTGACGCCTCGGTGACTGATAACGGCTCTCCAGTGTCGCTTTACGGCCTTGCACCAATGTTCAAAGCCAACACGGCCGATGGAAAAGCGGTAATCGCTGACGGCACCGGCTTCAATATCGTTAATGAATCTGGTGGTAAATTCACTTATCAAGTTCCTAACGCGCTTTCTGCTGTTGCTGGCAAGGTTACAACGGCATATTTCAGCTTCTCTGACAGCTCAGGTGCTGAGTCAACCTTCGACGTGGTTTTTGTTGTCAAGAAAGCGGTGGACTTCACACAAGAGCAGGCTAATGATTACATCACCATTGTTGATGGCACATTAAACAGTCTCAGTGATAAGTTGAAGTCAATGAGCACAGACATTCAAACTATACTAAACAACTACAACCAAGGAAATTTCTATAATAAATCATATATAGATGGGCTTAAAAATAATTTGCAGAATCTTGTTTTAAGCAAACGTCACCGGCTCACATATAAAAGCGTATCGGTTAGCTTGACACCAAACGCAGAAGTGCGGCCACCGACAGCAGATTTTGAATTTAAGCATCTGGCAAATATGGGGGTGTCAGCCACTTTTGTCGTTATGCTAAACGTGACTGACAAAAACGATCCAAATGTTCAGATGCCTGATGATACAATTATTTCAAAAGCGATTAGCGAGGCGACTGCGGCAGGAGTGCCGGTCACGATGATTAAGCCTCACATCGGTGTTTCATTTATGGACTGGCTCGACAGATCAACATATGTGCCGAGTGACTGGGATGTTTTTTGGACGAATTGGCAAAACATAATGCTCCACTATGCAGGGATTTGTGATGCAAATGGAATCCCAATCCTGTGTTTGGGATGCGAGCAGTATCATTGCACTGATGCGTCAATGATGCAGCAATGGGGGGCTCTAACGGCGGCAATCCGCTCTAAATATCCAAATTTGAAATTGACTTATGCAACAGTGGGTGACGAATACTTCAACGAAGAGCATGCTCAGATCGCTCAATATCTTGATTTTATGGGAGCGAATTTTTATCCAAGCTACACTTATAAAATTGTTCAACCCGATAACGCTGGCGGAATTAGCGTAGATGAATTAGCAAGAGTTTTTTATACAGCTGATCCACGTAGACTAGGAACCGGAAATACACGAACTTATCACGAAATGGTTGATTTTTATCAGGAAAAATATAATGTGCAAACATTCGTCACTGAAACTGGTGCGATGTCAACGGATGATGGGCTAGCGCATTTGGTATCAGACAATGAGCTTACAAAAGCCAGTGATCCCACTCAACAGACCGGCAGATTTGAAACACCAGCCTTAGCAATGGAAGGTTTTTTTAATGGGCTTGCGCAGAACCCTAATATCATCGGGTTTGCCTGGTGGTCAGTAGGTTATCCATTTCATTTCTTTAATGCGCTGGGCGATTCGGTTGCTGAAAATGTAATGAAAAAATACGTAAAAGGTGGGCTGATATAATGGCAGAAAACAGTGGTTTAATTCCTAGCCAATACGTAAACGGACACGGTGATCCGCACAGACAATATAATCAGTTCTTGAGTTACCAAACTGCTGCAGGAGCTTTACCTGGGCAATGGTGTGATATGGCGACGATAAAAATCGACAATAGCGGAAGTTACACTAACTCTGATGGTAAAAGTGTAAATCAAATTAATGACAGAAATCGTGAACTAAGTTTCTTGAGTTTATCTTTTGATGTAACTCAAGGTGTGTATGGAGCCATTAAAGACTTTGGAAACATTTCGTTAACAATGAATATTGACGATAAGGAAAACCTAATTGTTGAACTTGATCAGCACACTATTCATAGCCAAAATCACTCATCAAGTTATGTTTCACCATATGAATTTAAAATTTTTTATAAAAAAATCGCTGCAAAAGTAGCTGGTGACAATAAGACAGCCACACAATTTGAAGCCCATTTAGTAGCTAAAATGACAGGTAATAGTTCACCGCTATATATATATCCAAGAATTTTTGAGAATTCAGTAAATTTTAGTTCGCCATTCACTCCATTAGGAAATGCTAATTACTCGGCAAAAGAGCAACTAGATTATTTGTTCAAAGGTTTGCCTTCTAAAGCCTTCATTGACGACGCCAATCTTACCTCTCAATTTTCGGGTTTTTCCTCAGTTAGTTCTAAAGATGTTAAGCGTGATGAGAAAGTTCTAATCGTAGACGGTGCTACCATCATTAGGCTCGCAGAAAACACTAAAATGATCGTTATGGATGGAACATCAAATACAAATTTAACTACAATTGTGCCGTTTTCACAATCGTCAAATGGGTTCACGGGTTGCGAGATTAAAATTATATATATTGGAGGGGCTGGCACAATAAAAAGTGGTGGGGTATTTTCTTATAGTGTTCCTGAAAACGGAATTTTTACAGGAAACAAGGATATTAATTTAAAAAATGGACGAGTTTACAAGTTTTTACGATATGAAACCACTTGGTTTCTAGAAGATGCGGGATTGGAGGAATAAAAATGAGAATTACAGTTAATAAAGCAAAAGCTAGCGGCTATTTTTGTGGAAGGAAGTGATGACAATGCTAAATAAAATCAGAGATCACCCAACACACACAGCACTCGCCATTGGCATGGTTGCCATTGGCTTGTTTCTAATCATCAATGACCATTATTTCATCTGGCCCCCACATTACTCTGACTGGTTAAACGATGACATTGTGGGGTTTTTGTTTGTCATTGATGGACTCGGGATTGGGGGTTGGGTGCTATGGGAAACACAGCCGGCAATAGCCAATCGGCTGTTGCTTACGACTACCAGCTTTTTAATGTCGTTCTTGACAATACTGCAATTCCTTACCTCGATATCAACTGGAATCTACTCAAGTTGGATCAGCAATGCAATCATAACAGCCTTCGTGCTGATTCTGGCACGAAGGAGTGATAGCCGTGACGACAGCGATAACTAAGTTCATTGTCGATTCTACTCCATACATTGCAACCATCGTTTCAACGCTTGTAGCTTATCTGACCTACCATGAGGGCAAACGTAAGAACAAACATGATGAGGCTATGGATTTGCTGGACCGGGTTAATAAAGACAATGATAGGCTCCGAGAAGAAAATGAAGGGCTGAAAAACAAAAACGTACAGTTAATAAGAGAACTGGAGGAACTAAGACATGCAAAATGAACTACTTCAGGTACTAGCCATTGCATTTGTAATCGCACCGATCACTACTGGTTTCACCGAGATCTTCAAACGATATACACCTGCAGAGGGCAAACTGCTACCCGTTCTATCAATTGGAACGGGTATTTTACTGGCCTGCGTTTGGGCGATGGCTTTTGGCCATCTTCCCTTAATCGGTGCTTATGCGATGGCAGGACTGCTGTCAGGACTTGCATCCGTTGGCGTTTATCAACTTGCTAAGCCTAACGAGGAGGTAAAATAGTATGAGTTATACCATCAACAAAGAATTTGCTTTGGGTGCAAATGAAGGCTCATCGCAAGTAGCTAATCGACTTTACATCATCCTACATGATGTTGGTGCTGAATCTGGTGCGCGTGCAAATGCCGCTTACTTCAAAAACAATATTGCTGCTGAAATTGCTTATACGGCATTTGTTGTAGGCGATGGCGGTCAGGTTTATCAAGTTGGTGAACCCGGCTATGTTCAGTGGGGCGCTGGGACAGTGGCAAATGCTAACAGCCCGGTCCAAATTGAATTGGGCCACACTAGTGATCCCGAAACTTTCAAGAAGGATTATGCCGTTTATATTGAGCTTGCACGTGATATGGCTGCTCAATATGGCATTCCGACTAGTTTGGACGCTGGCGGTGCTGGAACGCCTGGCATCAAGTCTCATTTGTGGGTAACACAGCATATTTGGGGTGATCACACTGATCCATACGGGTATCTAGCACGTTGGGGCATTACAAAGGAGAAGCTGGCGGCCGACCTTGCTAATGGGACAACTACTGTAGATGCATCTAAGAGCGCACCAGCAGCACAAAGCGCGCGTCCGCAAGCAACTGCACCTGTTAGTGTGAACGTTCGATACGGTTTGCATTTGCTCGGTGGCAGTTGGCTGGATGAGGTGACCAACTTCGGATCCGGTGACAATGGTTTTGCTGGTATGCCTAATCATCAGCATGATCTGCTGTACATCAAAGTTGATCATGGTAGCATTAAGTATCGAGTTCACACAGTTAAAAGTGGTTGGCTAGATTGGGTCACAAAAGGCGATCGCAACGATACGGTCAACGGCTGTGCCGGTATTGCTGGTGAAGCGATTGACGGGGTTCAAATCATCTTTCTTACCCCTAAAGGTGAACCATACCAGCAAGCGTATTACCGCAGTCAGACGACACAACGGGCTGGCTGGCTAGGCGTTGTGTGTGATGATGGCACGAGTTTACCACAGTACACAGACACATACGCTGGCATGTTTGGAGAACCGCTTGATCGGTTGCAAATCGGTATTAGTTCCACTAATCCATTTTAAGTACATTACAAAAAGGCCCTCTGCTCGCAAACGCGGGTGGAGGGCTTATTTTTATGCACTAAATTATCAGCCACGATGTTGACTTAGAAGTCCTGCCAGCTGTCATCGGTGCTTTCATCGTTAGCATCAGTCTGTATGTGGAGAAGCTCTCCTTTTTTTACATCGTACTCGGCTTGCGTAATAGCACCTTGGTCAAGAAGACTTTTGTACTGACGTAATTTAGCGATTGCTTCATTCTCCGAGATGTCATTTTCTTTTTTAGCGGCTTGTGCCCGTTTCTTGCGTAGGTTGAGATAGAAGATTAGTCCAGTTGCAGCAGCCGCAAACAGGACAACTGGCCAAAATTGAATGGCCAAAGCAACGATTACTGTAAGACCGATTAAGCCACCGCAGCCAAAATTAGTTCCGTTTGATTTCACAATAGAATCCTTCCTTCTTGTTGATGTGCTTTTCCTGTTGCTTTGCTTTAAAAGGTCATTGAC